AATCCACTGTCAATTTGTACAGCCACATGACGGCAGAATAATTATTTGTAGAGGTTATTGCATTTATTGTAGAGGTGTATTATATTTACAACCCCAAAGTCTACAAGGTCACACAATTTATAAACAAACATGAACAACGAGGTCAAACCCAGGGAATTATGGACCAGGCTTGATGTCCTGCATAAACAGGGGATTGAGTACATGGTGAAACGCAAGGCGGGTTTAGTTACTTCTTTGAGAACACCATGGCAAAAATTTGATGACATAGGGATGGGCGGCCTGGAATGGGGCACCATAACTACTATTGGCGGACGTTCAGGAGATGGTAAGACTGCCATTCTTTTACAGATAACCCGCAACCTGCACCAGCTGAATCCACAGGAAGAGTTTGCTATCCTGGACTTTCAGTTCGAGATGACCGCAGAGAAGACTGCTCTAAGAGAGTTCTCCTCCTACACCAAAAAGAGTATCAAGCAACTGGGCAGTGCCATCGGCACCATTGACCAGTCTACTATTGACCTACTGCGCACTTATTCAGAAGCACACAAGGACCGGGATATCTACCAGATAGACCAGAAGATGACTGTGCCCATGATCAAGCGGCAGATCGTAGAGTTCTATAGAAAAGTACAGAAGCCCGTAGTTATTACCATTGACCACTCTTACCTGGTTCAGGTGGGTGATGAGAAAAGTGAGTTGGCTATGCTTCACAATCTTGGCAGCATGATGACTGAGTTGAAAAAATCCATGCCCTGTCTGTTCATTGTACTAAGCCAAATGAAAAGAGACATAGAGGACCAGTTACGCAGAACACCAGGAAGAGCAGGTAATTATCCTACCTCCTCTGACTTCTACGGTGGCGATGCGCTATACAATCACTCAGACATCATGATTGCCATTGACCGCCCTTTCCAAAAAGGCGTGGTGCCTTACGGGCCACAGGAATTTAACGTGCATCCAAGCCATGTCATACTCCATGTACTCAAAGCGCGTGACGGGGCTCCGGATAAATTATTATTCTTTGAAGGGGACTTTGCAAACATGACCCTCAAAGAGTGCAGCCCGCCACCGTGCAACAAACCAGTTTTTATACAATCAAAACCATAGTAACATGTACAGTACAAAAGAAGTCAGAAATACTTCTGAGATTAAAGCAGAGAACCGAAAAGCTCTGCGGGAGTATCACAGACAGACCCTGGCAGAGATGAACGCACCAGAAACGTCCCTGGATGGTAAGGTGGCCTTTATGTATAACAACCGCAAGGTCGTTACTGTATTTGGCAACCAGATGAACCGGGAACCTTCCGGTTACTTCTTTGAGATCACAGACAATGTGAACAATCCTGTTGACCCCAAGCGTACCCTGTATTGGATAAGACCCAATGCTAACTACAGCGAAGAGTATGAAGAACAGGTAGAGAAGAACAACACCCTGGGGTATGTAACCCCTGAGACAAAAATGTATTATCTACCTCTTGAAGAGGCTGTTCCGGTAACCAAGGGAGCCAAAGCAGCAGCAGCTATCATGAGTTCAAAAGAGGTCTTTGCCCTGGATAAGATTGACACAACCGTGCCTGATGAAGACATGGACCTGTCGCGCATGACTATCCTGGACCAACTGGCCATTACACAGCTGGAACCTGTGAGTAACAAGAAGTTCCTCAATGACAAAATTAAGGCCATAAAACAAGCAAGAAAGAACTAAACATGGAACCTGGAACAATTGTGCTGCCGACTGCACCTATTGCGGCAACAACCCAAAACCCGAAGAACCTCATCCTGTTCTCTAAGCCTAAAGTAGGCAAGACAGAACTATTGGCAGGTTTACAGGACTGCCTGATCATTGACCTTGAGAATGGTACTGACTACGTAAATGCTATGAAGCTAAAAGCGGCGTCAGTAAAGGACATCAAGAGCATTGGCCAGGCTATTATTCAGGCTGGAAAGCCCTACAAGTACATCGCTGTGGACACTATCACGGCACTAGAAGAAATGTGTATCCCCTATGCAGAACAGCTGTATAGCAATACACCTATGGGTAAGAACTGGTTTACCAAGGGCAAGGCCGAGTACGGCACTATCCTGAACATGCCACAGGGTGCTGGTTATCCTTACCTAAGAGAAGCTTTCTCCAAGGTAATTGACTACATCAAAACCCTGGCACCGCACGTGATCTTAGTGGGACACGTAAAAGACACCGTCATTGACAAAAATGGCACGGATGTAAATGCTCTTGAGCTTGACCTAACAGGCAAGATTAAACGCATCACCTGTGCCAACTCGGATGCTATTGGATATCTCTACCGCAAAGGCAAGGAGAACATCCTGAGCTTCCAGACAACAGATGACATTGCCTGTGGTGCAAGACCCACCCACCTCCAGAACAAGGAGATTGTAGTATCAGAGATGACAGACAAAGGTGTTGTCACTCACTGGGACAAAGTATTCATTTCATAAGTAAATTTTTTAAACAACTATATAATATGCTTAGTACAAGAAACGTAAAAGACACAGCGGGATCAGGTAAGACAAACGCAAAGATTCAACCAGGTAATCATACTGTGAAGATCCACAGTGTGGAATTAAAAGAGGGTTACAACTTCCAGCAGACCCGTGGCTATGAGGTCATCTTAAATGTAGAGACTTCTCCTATCGGGGAAGACTTTGAAGGCTTCTTGGTAAACAAAGATAATCCTTCTGGTCCCCGTTATTTGGGTCAGGTAGGCCGTGTGAAATTCCAGTACCACAGCTTTGCAGATGGTGTTACTAAAAACGGTACACCAACCAACCGTGACAACAGTATCTTAAGTGCCATGGTACGTATTGCTAACGTTTTGGGTGTACGCCAGGAATTGGATGACACCATTGACGCCGCAGCTATTTCCCGCATTGAAGAATTGATGCCGGTAGCTACCCAGGTGTTCCGTGGCAAGTGGTTGGATACTTGTATCTGTGGCCGTGCCTACAAGGACAAGGGAGGCTATACAGCGTACGAACTGTTCATGCCTTATACAAGACAAGGTAAACTTGGTTTTGAGGGCAAGGGAGCCAACACAGGCAACCTGCAGGTGTTTGATGCGGCAACGCACATCATCCCGGTAAAAGAAGACAAACCGGTACAAGGCTTTGAGCCAGTGAACAACGGTATGGACTTCTCTGCAGCCCCTGCAACAGCAAGCAACGGTGACTTTGACTTGATGTAACAGTAACAATTTGTTTTTGTGTGATTGTGCAAGGGTAGGGAGTTTCTCTCTACCCTTCATTGTCCACTTTAATTTCAGCTGTATGCTTAAGACAAAAAACCTAGTCTCTGGTGTCAAGGAAGTCCCTTACACCTGGATATTTGAACACTACTGCAACTTACCCGAGAAGCTTGGCGGACAAGACCTGAAGATAACAAGTCTCTGGAAAAATGAGCGTACTCCCAGTATGTGTATTTACTTTGACAGAACCGCTAATAAGTATAAGTTCAAAGACTTCAGTACAGACAGACAAGGTGATGCCTACACGCTGGTAAAAGAACTGAAGAACTGTGACTTCTATCAGGCTGCTCATGATATTGTAGACAACTATAATGAGTTTGTACTGCACAACAACGGCGGCTATGATATACAGGAATTCAAGAAGCAAAGCAAATATAGGGTAGTTGACACCGTTGTCCGTGGCTGGACCACTGCTGACCAGTATTTCTGGACCAAGTTTAATATTGGCTCCAGGCTGTTGGAACAGCACTGCGTAAAGCCTCTGGAGAGCTATACCATGAGCAAGGAAGAAGATGGTGATGTTAAGACGCTGGAGATCTCCGGCAGGAACATCTACGGATACTTCAAAGCCAATGGAGAGCTCTATAAAATTTATCAGCCCAAGGTACAGGACAAGAAATTCATTAAAGTTAAAGACTATGTGCAGGGTTCCGAGCAGCTAAAAGGACATGACTACCTGGTCATTGCCTCTTCCCTCAAGGACCTGATGTCACTGAAGAGTCTAAACCTTAAAGTAGATGTTATTGCTCCTGACTCTGAGAACTCCATGATCAAAAAAGAGATGATGGAAGAGCTCAAGAGCAGGTACAAAACTGTCATCACCCTCTTTGACAATGATGAAGCTGGTATCAAGGCAATGAATAAGTATGAAGAGCAGTATCAGATTCCATTTATCCACCTCAGGATGAGTAAAGACCTGGCGGACAGTGTTCGGGACTTCGGTTCCAGGGAGACTACCGTTAAGCTGGTGCCTTTACTTAACCGCAGAATAGTAACTGAAGACCATGCTCAAGACTAGCAAGCAAGACCACTGGTATTACTCACCAGTAGGATATGTCACAGACATTTCCCAACTATTAAACTACGAGAACCTGGAAGGGTTTGTCTACTGTATCACCAATTTAAAAACAGGTGCTTTCTACATAGGGAAAAAGTCCCTGTATAGTAACATCAAAAAAAGGATTGGCGTACGGGAGAAAGCCCTGACTAAAACCCGTAAGACATTCCAGAGACTCAGAAAAGAGTCTGACTGGAAAAAGTACTATGGCTCCAACAAAGACCTGCAGGCTCATGTAAAAGAGCTGGGCCCTGGAGAGTTTCATAGAGAAATCCTGGAGCTGTGCTGCACCAAAAAGTATTTATCCTATTGTGAGTTTGCCTGGCAAATTAAAAAGGATGTACTGAAGATGCCACACTCTTACAACGGCAATATCCTGGGCCGCTATTATTCACGCGACATGGAAAATTGCATAACCAACACAAAGTAACTATGGGAGATTTACACCAAAGTGTTATGGGACAGAAGCTGATACAGCACACTATCCCGGAGATCCACTTCCAGCTCAAGCGAATAGCTGATACCCTGGACATCCTTGTTAAGAGGGAATATGAGAAGAAAGCCAAAGTCATCAATGTACTACATGGTATCCGGATGGTTAAAGTCAAGCCGGGAGAATACCTGATGGACTACATGGGGGACCAGTGGCGCGTATACCGCGAGCAGATCTCGTATATGTACTGGTGGTACGGGGAAAAAGTTGGGGACAACAGTGCCAAAGCTTTTAAGTCAGACACTAAGAATGAAGTACTGCAGAAGATCAAGATCAGCTACAACTTACCCAGTAAAAATGTAGAGTTATGAGCAAAATGAGTCAGGCTGCTGCTGCCCTTGACGAAGAAGTGGGCATAGCAGATTTACAAAAAGCACAAGCATCCACCAAGGATGCCTATGAATTTTTAGAAAGACTGGAAGCACACACCTGGTGCCGTAAGACACAAGGTGAAATCCAGGCTTACCTGCGGGCAGTAAACTACTGGCCTGCATTAAATGAAGACAAGACAGTTAAGGACGCGGAGCTATAAGCTCCCACTAAAAGCAAAATAATGATGGACTTATTATCAACCAGAACTCATGAGGATGCCTTAGATGCATTCTACTCCAAGCCGTTCCAGTTTAGCTACAGCAGTTTAAACAAACTATTGTGGAACCCTGCGGCATTTTACCAAATGTATGTACTCGGCTTAAGAGAAGAGATGACAGAATCCTATATTGTTCAGGGTAAGGTCATCCATACTTTACTTTTAGAGCCGGAGAAGTTTGATGACCAGTACATAGTGTCCCCTTCTAAGTTGCCTTCAGACAATGTAAAAGTTATCATTGACCGGGTGTTCTCTCATCACACAGAGCTGGCTGCTCAAGGTGATAAGCGTGATATGCTGGGACAGTTTGCCCCTGCTATCATAGACATCATGGCCGACATGAACTTCTACCAGAATTTGACAGATGATAAGAAGACCGGTGTTACTGGTGATCAGAAGCGGTTGGAGAAAGTGATCACTGAGGAGTCTATCCTGTACTGGTCCTTTTTAAGAAGCCGCACTGGCAAGACCCTGGTAGCTTATGACCAGGTAGAGTACTGCAGAAATGCCGTAGAGATTATCAAAACCAACCAGGAGGTGTGTGACCTGCTTGGCTACGGCACGACAAGCTTTGACTTAAAAGATATCCACAACGAACAGTATATGGAAATCAAGCGATTACCTAACAGACCTTTTGGTCTAAAGGGTATCC